CAACGACCGAGAGCTGGTCGAGTGCTCCGTTTGCCGCTCTGTTTGCCGTGTTCGCATCTTGCTGGGCGTTGTTTGCCGCTTGACTTGCGGCTGCTGCGTCGAGTGTAGCCTGATCTGCCGAAGTCTGAGCCGCCGCCGCTGAACGAGCCGCATCGTCTGCCGCCGCTTGTGCATCGTCTGCGGATGCCTGAGCCGCTATCGCCGCATCGTGTGCCACGCCCGCATCGTGAACGGCCTTGTCTGCGGAGCTCTTCACTATCAGAAGCCCGTCCTCAAGGTCAGCGAGTGCGGAGCGTGTGTCGCTCGTTATAAGTGCCGCATAGCTTGTGAGCTCATCACCTAGCTCCATTTCGTCGTATCTGTCGAGCAAAGTGTTGTAAACGACTTTGATGACTTTAGACCTGATGCCGCTGATTCCGAGCTCCGGATATACGACTGTTACTGTGTCACACAAATTGACTTTCTGTAATGGTGCGATGTCCTTATACTCTTCCGTTTGCCATAACTGAACAAATGAGACTTTGATATTCTCGTTCGGTAACAGCGTGTCCGATGCGTTTAGCTTCTCCTGAGCAAGTGTCCGAAGCTGTGCGACTGTCGGTACCGCATCAGGGAAGTCTTGCGTCAGGTCGAGCGGTGCGACTGTGTTCCGTCCGTCGTATGTAGTCCCGCTGGCATAGATCGCGCCCTCAGGCAGCTTGACCAGTATCATCGGAGGTTCTTCCTCTTCCGACGCCGGATCTGTGGCATACCAGAACGGAGCGACGCCATTATATGAGCTTGAATAGTCGACCTCGTGCTCGATGTCAGATAGGTTCTTGCCGTATCTGATCTGAACATCCGTATCGGTGCCTCTGTGGAGCCATAGCTTCACGTTGAACTTGTCAAACTCATACTCGCCCGTACCAAACACGTCGAGGATGCTGTTCTCTTCTCCGCCCATCAAAGCACGAACTGTTGACGGTACCGCGACTGTATATGTCCCCGTTGTTGTCTTGTCGGTGCTGAATGTGAACGGATTTGTCCCGATGCTGTTTGTCTTGAGTGCGGTCAGAGCATTACTGACTCCCGAGGCCGTGAATGGATTTGTTACGATGCCATTGAGCCGATAGCTGATGTGGCTCGCATAGAATGTCACGATGCCGCTTATTGGTGCCGTGCGCTTGTAAATGTCGAATGGCTGAATATCGCCATTGTCGTCGTGCGTAACAGCGATTATTCTGCCTTCTTGAATGTCTGCGTAATGCTGTCCGGTTATCGGATAGTCAAACTCGACCTCATACACTCCGTTACGCTCTTCTGTGACCTCGCAACGTGTGCAGTCAACGAGCCGGCCGATGCCGTTCGATGTGAATGTCGTTTCTGTTTTCTCGTAGAGAATTGGTATCATACGCGCCACCACCTCGGAGTGATTTCCACTTTTGATATGCCGCTCGTTAGCGTGATGTTATTTCTCCCCGGAGATAATACCGGGAACCGGTTCGGGCTGAGTGTGATTGAGCCGTTTCTGCTCGTCGTTCCGTTGTATGCCTCCATAGCCTCACAATCTATCGTTGTCGGTGTTGCCGTTAGTGTTATAGCCACGCCGTTGACTGTGAGCGTTCCGGTTCCGGTTATAACGAGTAGAGGCTTTGCGTCAAAGTCCGTCGGATTCGTGATGTACCCGCTCGCGGTCTTTGTTACTACCGCCTCCCCACTCGTCAGAAAACGCTGTGGCTTGCAGTCAAATGTGATGTCGAATTGCTCCCCCGTGCTCATTTGTACCGGCTTCGCTTCGAGGCCGCTTCTGTATAGCCCGAGTCTAAATTCATCGGGATGATATGAGTCCGTTAATCGAACATAGTTATACCGGGAAACAAGCGCATTTCTGAACGCTCTGATTTTGTCCGCGTTTTCAGCCTGAGTCACGCCGAATGTCCCCGCTGGATATGTGACTTCGATGTTCTCAAAACGGCCCTGATCGAGCGCGAGAGATCCGCTTCTTCCCGGGATCTGTACCATTTCCATAGCTCTCTCAGGTGCGTTGTATACCGCCTCGCCCGTGATATAAATGCCATAATTTAGGCTGTTTTCCCCGTCAAATGTTAATGAATTAAATACCGCCATAAGCCATATTCCTCTGTTTCTGCATCGAGGTTAAAATACGCTCGACTTCTAGTGCTATCTCTTTCGGTGACTGCGTAGGCTGAGCATAAATATTGATGACTGTGCTTCCGGTTCCGGTACTAGCTGCCTCCGCTATGTTGTCAAGTTTGTTCCATAACATATCTAACGGAACGACCGCCTCTGGACCGGCTTCACCGATACCGGCAATCGTCGGACTGTCGAAAATACCACCGGTTTTGTACCAGCTTACGCTGACGTGCGGAATCGACGGAGGATTCAGCGACAGCTTTCCGCTTATTTTGAAATGCGGGAGTTTAATCTTCGGGAGCTTCAATTTCGCGCCGTTAACGATTGACTTGATTTTGTTGATGCCCGAACGAACAAGCGAAACGGCTGAGTTTATAGGCTTTGTTATTGCGTTTTTAACCGCATTAAATATTGAAGTTGCTTTCGATTTAATCTGATTAAAAGTGCTTATAACGCTATTCTTTAACGCGATAGCCTTCGCCTTTATCGTGTCCCAGTTCTTATAGAGAAGAATACCGGCAGCAACGAGAGCACCTATAACAGCGACCGCGATCCCTATCGGCCCGGCAAGTCCCGCGATCAATGGCCCGACTGTCGAAACAAGAGATATTATTGAGCTGACAGCAAACGATACCTTTCCGAGCCCTATCAGAAGCGGAGCTAATACCGCAACAAACGCTCCGATTGCCGCTATTAATGCCTGAGTTCTCGGAGAAAGATTCGAGAACCAGTTCGCGATTTTTCCGACTAGATCAACGACCCTCTCCATAGCCGGAGCGAGATACGCCGCGAGCTGTGTTCCTAGCTGCTGAAATGCGACCATTCCGACCGCTTTGATAGTGTCGAGCGAATCATTGAACGCGTTCGCCTGGTCGAGCGTTTCCTGATCTATATAGTCGAGATCGTACTTCGCCAGCGTATTAGCAAGGTCTGTGTATGCCTTGCCTCCGTCCTCAATCAGAGGATTGAGCTCGGCTGCCGATTTACCCATAAGCTGCATAGCAATCGCGTCACGTTCGGTTTCGTTCTCCATTGATCCGAGAGCCTTTATCACGTCTTGCCATACATCATCACCCTTGCGGAGCTGTCCGTTTGAATCTGTAACCGAAACGCCAAGTTTCTCAAATGCCTCAGCACTCGCGCCGGTTCCTTTAGATGCGGACATCATCGTTTTTTCGAGTTTGACGTGTGACTTTGCTATCGTCTCGACATCGACATCGACCAGCTCAGCCGCTGCCGAATACTGTTGAAGCTCTCTTGTCCCGATGCTATAAACTTTTGACATCGTATTGATGTCGTCCGCCCATTTACCGGACTTGACTGTCAGAGCACCGATTGAGGCCGTAATAGCAGCGGCAGCCGTGGAGAGCCCTTGCATCGCGTGTCCCGCTGATGTGAGCTTGTTTCCCATCTCTTTAAACTGTTCCGAAGCTGCCCGAAGTTTGACGTTTCCGACTTTCCTCAGCTGTGCCTCAAACGTCTTGACCTTGCTTTCCGTCTCGATGATTTCCCTCTGGAGCTTGCGATATTCCTCAGAGTTTTTGTCGACTCCAGCCGCATCCATCCGAGCTTGTTCGTTCTTCAAGAGCGTCAGTTTTTCTTTTGTCTCGTTTATCTTCTGTGACAAAAGCTGCTGTTTCTGTCGCCAGAGCTCGACCGATGTCGGATTGAACTTCAAAGCCTTGTCGACTTGTTTCAGCTCTTTGTCGATGTTCTTCGTTTCGTTATTGATTTGTCTGAGAGCCTTGTCGAGCTTCGTGGTATCGCCCCGGAACTCGATTGTTATGCCCTTAATGTTGCCAGCCATTTATTTACCCTCTAACCAAAGAACGCATTAATATCGTTCTGTGATGCCTTGCGCTTTGTTCCGTGTTTCTCAGCGTATTTTTGAGCCTTCTCCGCCGCCTTCTGTCGGTCGTTATATGCAATAACGAAGTCCACGACCTGACCGAGCTGCATACGGCGAATATCTGACATCGTTAGTCCTCGCTCGAGTCCGGCGAGGATGATGTCGTCGATTGTGATCTCGGCTGAAGAGTTTTTAGACTTTCGCCTATTTTCTTCAGCCGCTTCAAGTTTTTTGAGCTTACGAACCCCTTGAGAACCATATCAAACACCACCGGCCCCACTACGTCGAGCGGGAATGAATCGAACTGTCTGATCCATTTCTTCGGCGGCTCGATGTTCTCGTCTGCCGCTTTTGCCATAGCCCAAGTCACATTAATCACGAGGTCAACGAACTCGGCTTGAAACATCGGGAGAAGAATGTCCATCGTTCTCCCTTCGATCGCCTCTGCTATGCTCGACGTAGATAGTTCGTTCGAGTCTGATGCCTCGGCCACTACGGTCGAAACGCCCTCGATCATTGATGCCAGAAGCGGCATTATTGCCGGGAGGATGTCCTTCCCGAACTGATCTCTATATTCCATAGTCCAAGCCATATTGTTATTTAGCCGGACCTCTTGCTTTCCGATCTTGACTATTTTTTCCATCTTTCGCCTCCTATAAAAAATGGAGCGGGACCACAACAGCCCCGCCCCGCCTCGATTAAGTAGTTGTCGGAGCCGGCGGATTTGTGAACAATGTACTATATCCGGACGTCGCCTGATTATAAGAAACCATTGAGATTCCCGTAGCATTGTCTCCCGCGACTGTAACAGCGATCGTTTCTGTTGCCGGTTCGATGCTGTCCTCTTCCGTAGCATACTCTCTTGTTATGCCACCGAGTGAGCAGTTATACATAATAATTCTGCGAGACTCCGCATCGCCTTCAACCTGAAAAGCAATATACACTTTCGGTTTTGTTGCGTTCTTGACAACAGCCAGACCCCCGTCGGATGCCTTCTGGATATATCCGAGGAACTGAGTCTTAAATGCGTCATCGAACTTCGCGACTTCGAGATCACCCTCGAATGTGCCGCCGGTGTACCCACTCCAGTAGATCACATTATCAGCATAGAAGTTATTAGCTTCGCTCTGTTCCTCTGGGCTGAATGATATAGCTCCGGCCTGATGATATGGAGTTCCCATTGTAACGGAGCCAGTCGTGCCGACTGTATAGGTTCCGACGTACAGATTCGAGATACCAAATTCGACTTTATTTGCCATTTGTCTCTCCTTAAATATAAAAATAGATCACGAAAACGCCCTCTTCTTCGATATAAACGTCCTCGCTTTTCTCATATAAATAGCCGTTACCGAGAAGAGCGTTCTCGATAGCGGCCTCGTTCTGTTCGTTTTTAGTTGTGAAGTAATATTCGACCTGATAACGATTTCTTCGCCAGTAGTGCGTATTATCTGCGTCGAGATTGTCCTGTCCGTTGCCGATATAAACAAGATACGGCGGGGACTGTGGAGTCTTGAAATGCGAATAAGCGCACGGAAGGCCGGTGCTTTGTAATGTCTGAAAGATTGTCATATATCTAAATCCTCC